AAAACGAAGGTATTCGTAGTATTGATCCTGATGTATGTGAGTTATACGGTATTCAACTACAGGTAGACTCTGAAGGCTCACCTGTACGGTATGCCTTTAAGTGGCCTAACAATGTAAAGTACCGTGGTTACGATGAGAAGAAGTTCTGGTTAAAGGAACGCTCAGGCTTAGACGATCTGTTTGGTCCTGACTTCAACGCTGGTAGTTCTAACAGACTCTACATCACTGAAGGTGAGTTCGATGCTGCCAGCTTATACCAGATACTAGGTAAGACATTCCCTGTTAAATCATTACCTAGTGCTACAGTAAGCGAGAGGTTCATCAAGAAGAACTACGAGTACCTTAACTCCTTTAAGGAAGTAGTGTATGCTGGTGAGCAAGACCCTTCGGGTAAGGCAGCAGCTGAGAAACTATATGAGTTGTTTCCTAACAAGTTCTACTATGTAGCTATGAGTAAACATAAGGATGCTAATGAGTTCCTTATGGAAGGAGCTAAAGATGATCTCCTATGGGCAGCACGTAAGCCTCAACGCTTCTCACCTGATAACTTCTACATGGGTGACGACGACATCAACGACACAATCCGTAAGGAGAATCCATACAGCTACGTACCTACTGGACACAGTGGCTTAGACGATAAGATACGAGGTCTAGTTAAGGGTGGTCTAACCTTTGTCAAAGCACCTAGAGGTGGTGGTAAGACAGAGATGGTACGCTTCTTTGAGTGTGGCCTACTGCAAGATCCTAATGTAAAGATAGGGTTGATGCACATGGAAGAAATGAGGTCTACTACTTACCGTGCTATGGCTACCTATCAGATTGGTGTCAACGTGCGTACTAAAGAGGATGCTGCATCCAATAGCGTAACTGAAGATGCAGTCATTAAAGCAGCACAGACAATGGCTGATGATCGTACTGTAGTCTTTGAACTAAGATCACACGATGATCCTATGAAGCTGCTAGACTACGTTCGTATGGCAGCTACAGTCTACGGTGTTGACTACGTGTTCATTGACCACGTCCAACGCCTAGCCTATCTGTCGCAGGGTGGTGCCGACGGTGCTACTTCTTTACTAACAGCTATCGGCTCTCGCATGGCTCAGTTAGCTAAGGAGTTAGACATCGGTGTTATCTTCATTAGTCAGGTCAATGACGATGGACGTACAAAGTATGCTGGTTCATTAGAGGAAGAAGCTATCATATGTATCAAGCTAGAGCGTGACACTGAGAGTGAAGATGAGGACATTCGTAATACTACTAACTTTATAGTAGATAAGAACCGTCCGTTCAGTAAGCTAGGTAAAGCTGGTTCCATCCTATATGATCCTAAAACTACAATACTTAGTGAGGAGTTCTTAGATGTATAACGAAGACGAAGACGACTACACACCATCACCTATTAACAGTTGCTTAGACTACTCTGATGATTACTTTAGACTTGACTCTCCTGAGTTAGATATGTATGATAACAATAGACGTGATATGTTAGACTCAGTTGAGAAAGAGATAGAACGTATAGAGCTGAACATAATAAACTGTAGAGACTCAGCAGAGGACGATGGTACTCAGAACGTTGAACGTCTTGAGGATGAACTAGAGCTTCTTAAGATAGAACTGTATGCACTTGAGAAGTATTACTTAAAGGAGAACATATGCGTCTAGCGTATCAGAGGACAACACCATGAAAACCTTTACCATAACCTGCGCCACTTGTGGTGAGTTACATACTCACACCGTCAAGCGTAACCAGAAGGAGTCTACACGTAAGTACTGCTCCTCCAACTGTAGGTATAACTCCTACTATTCTAACAACAAGGATAAGGAGAAGCTGAGACGCGAGGGTTATGCTAACAACAACTTCGAGAGGAAGATATTAAGCAGGGTTAAACACCGTGCCAAAGCTAATAACATTCCTTTCAACCTAGAACCAAATGACATTGAAGTACCGACCCACTGTCCTGTACTGGGTGTACTGTTAGAGCGGTCCAAAGAAGGTGCGAGGGGGTATCACCCTAACGCAGTCTCCTTAGATAAAATAGACCCCGCTAAGGGTTACATAAAAGGGAACGTAAGAGTTATATCAGCAAGAGCTAATCTATTAAAGAATGACGCAACATTAGAGGAGCTTGAAGCTGTACTCGCAGACTTTAGGAGGTTAAATGACTAGAATCGCATTCTGCGACATTGAGACGAATGCTATTGATAACCCTGACAAGTGTTGGCTAGTCGGTGGTAAGATGGCTTGCACTGGTGAGGTATTTAAGTTTGAGAATATACACGAAGATACTGTAGCACGTAAGGCTGCTACTGAATGGCATTTATCATTGGATAAGATGGTAGGTCATAACTTCATACAGTACGACTTACCCTTACTAAACAAATGGTTAGACTCACGTCTCGATCCATACAAGGTTATTGACACACTAATACTGTCACGTACCTTCGACTACAACATAGAGACACCTAAAGGTGGTAAAGGACCACACAGCTTGAAGTCTTGGGGTATACGTCTAGGAGTCCACAAGGGTGACTACACTGACTTCGATAACTTCAATCAAGACATGATAGATTACTGGTATGGTGATCTAGATACTACTGAGGCTTTGTTCAATCACTTCAAAGCTGACGTCTACAGCAAAGGATGGTCTAAGTCTTTACGTACTGAACATGATCTACAGATAGAGTTAGTGCGTACTAAGTACTCTGGCTTCCACTTCAACAAGGAGTTAGCCCAACGTTTACTTGACAGTGTTACAGAGGAGAAGGATAGAATAGAGGAGCAGTTCAAGATTGACTTCCCATCTAAACTATTACACGTCAATACTATTAAGTACAGAGTAAAGGCAGATGGTACTGAGTACTCTAGTGTAATCAAAGCTAAGGATACTTACCCACTAACCAAGCGTACAACTGACGATGAGTTGTTATGCTACGACTATGTACCATTCAAACCAGCAGCCTCTAGGGACAGAGTAGATGTTCTTTGGGAAGCAGGTTGGAAGCCCTTCGAGAAGACTAAGACACACATTCTCTTTAATAAACTAAAGGTAGGTGATGCCTACGGTAAGAAGATCAAATCAATGGATAAGGAGTTCCACACAGCTAAGAAGAAAGACTTACTTAAATACGGTTATACTGTATCAGAAGATAACCTTACTACACTGCCTGACACAGCCTCTGAGGGTGCTAAGTCTCTAGCACAGTGGTTAGTCCTAGAGGGACGTAGAAGCTCACTGAGAGAGTGGATAGATCAAGTAGGTAGAGACGGTAGGATACATGGTTCCATTAACAACATAGGAGCATGGACAGGACGTTGCGCACACAACGCTCCTAACACCGCTAACATACCATCAGCTTTCCACGGCAATCCGATTAACGCAGTAGATGTTATCAAGAGTAAGTACGATAAACATCTAAGAGAGTGTTGGGATGTTCCGCAGGGTAGCTGGCTAGTAGGTTGTGATGCTGATGGTATCCAACTACGTGTACTAGCTGACTACTTATGGAAGCACTACGATGCTGATATGTATGCTAAGGCTATCATGGAGGGTAACAAGGAGGATGAAACAGACATACATAACATGAATAGGAAAGCTTTAGATGTACCTAACGGAACACGGGACATGGCTAAGACTTTCATATATGCTTGGCTACTAGGTGCTGGTGTAGATAAGACTGCAAGTATCCTAGGAGTTAACGCTACAGAAGCCGCAGCTGCACGTAGTAGATTCGAAGAAGCGATAGACGGTATGTCCAAGCTAAAACGTAGACTTATACCTAAGCTTGCGGATAGAGGTTACTTTGTAGGGTACGATGGCCGCAGGGTTCTAGTACCTAGTGAGTACAAAACACTAGCTGGGTTACTACAATCTGGTGAGTCAGTCTTGATGAAACATACTCTAATCAACTTCCATACTAAAGCTAGACAGGAGGGTATTAACTTTAGGATGGTAGGCTTCATACATGATGAGTATCAGATAGAGGTAAAAGGTACTAAAGAAGAAGCGTCACATCTAGGGCAGCTTGTAGCTGACACGATGTTACAAACAGGTGAAGATCTGGGTTTCAAGATACCAACCCCAGGTTCATATGATGTAGGTTTAAATTGGTTAGATACTCACTAAGCACTTGACACCTACATCTATCTATGCTATCATTACATTATAAGTTAACGTAAACCATATAGGAGATAAACATATGGCAACAGTAGTAGTTCAGATTCCAGCGACACTAGAATGGACTAAAGTGTTTGAAGTAACCCGTGATTGCGGGGAGTACGACATTGAAACAGATGGTGCAACAACAGTTGACATCATCGTTGATGCAGACGGTGAGAAGATCATCAAGGACGCTGGTATTCGTAAGCAAGGTAAACCAACAGACGGTGGTACTCGCTACAAGATGAAACGCCCTTGGAAGGATAAGTTTGACCGTGAGTGGGCAGCAGGTGCTCCTGACGTCTACACACCTGACGGTTCAAAGTGGGACCTTGATACTAACGGTATGATTGGTAATGGTTCTACTGGTATCGTGTTCGTAGAAGTGTACGACACTAAGATGGGCAAAGGATGCCGCCTTAAGGGTCTACAAGTTATCAACCACGTACCGTACGGTGACACAGGTGGTGGTGGTACCTCTATTAAACCTAAGAACTACACTGATGCAGCCTCAGTAGCTACCCCTACTCCAGCTACAGTGGCAGCATCAGAGAATAGCGTAGAAGATATCCCTTGGTGATAAGGGCGACTACTTCTAGTTGGGGAGCCTACGGGTTCCCCTTCCACCCTATCTACCAAGGAGATACTAATGAAAGATATAACAACACTAGTAGCTGATATTGAGAATGTAATCCTAGGTCATAACGGATGGGATGATGCACTAGGTTCTGCTATGGGTTCTAAGATAGCTTCAATCTATAAGTCTAGATTCGGTAAGCCACAGGAGCCTAGAGGCTACTTATCTATGTCGTCACTAGGAACACCTTGTGATCGCAAGTTATGGTATAAGATTAACAAGACAGATCTAGCTGCACCTCTGAAGGCTAATGCTCTACTTAAGTTCAGCTACGGAGACATGATAGAGGAGTTAGTTCTATGCCTAGTGGAGCAAGCTGGTCACACAGTTACAGGTCAGCAGGACCGTATGGACGCCCACGGTATTAAGGGTAGTCGAGACGCAGTGATTGACGGTATGACTGTTGACGTTAAGTCAGCTTCACCTTATAGCTTTAAGAAGTTCAAGAACGGAGACCTTAGAGATCAAGATCCATTTGGTTACATCTCTCAGCTATCTTCATATGTATATGCAGCTAAGGACGACCCACTCGTCACTAATAAGAACTACGGCGCTTTCCTTGTCGTAGATAAAGTCAACGGACACATCTGCTTGGATATGTATGACTTCACTGATGAGATGAAGAACAAAGAAGAAGAGATTGATCGCATAAAGACAATGGTTAGTGATCCAGTACCACCAACTAGAGGCTTTAAGGATGAGCCTATGAGTAAGACTTCTCCTAATAAGAAACTAAAGATGGAGTGTTCATACTGCGAGTTCAAGAAAGCCTGTTGGCCTGACCTTAGGAAGTTTGTATACTCTCACGGTCCTGTCTATATTACTAAGCAGCGCACTCACATCAACGTACCTGAGGTAGAGAACTGGGATGACTGAACTAAGAGCGAGGACTTAACATGAACAGACGTAGAAGGGCTATCAAAGCTGGGTACAGGTCTGGTTTAGAAGAGGACATATCTATTGAGTTAATTGAGAAAGGTGTACAGTTCACATATGAGAAGCTAAAGATAAGCTGGCTAGACTCTAAGACTAGAACTTATACACCTGACTTCGTACTCTTAGATAACGGTATCATCATTGAGTCTAAAGGTAGGTTCACATCTGAAGACAGACGTAAACATAAAGAGATAAAGAAACAATACCCCTAGAGCAAAGCTATACAAGAACGCTAAGAGCAACTACGGAGAGTGGTGTATTAGGTATGGTTTTCAATATGCAAACAAGTCTATTCCTCAGGAGTGGATAGACGAGAAAGGTAGTAAATAATGAGTAAGACAGCAGTAGTATTCAGTTGCGCTCATGCAACACCCGAAGCATCTAACGATAGGTTCTCTTGGTTAGGTAAGTTTCTATATGATCTTAAACCTGACTACGTAGTAGACCTAGGAGACGGTGCTGATATGAAGTCACTTAACAGCTACGACACCCGTAAGCCAGAGTCTATTGTTACACAGTCTTATGAAAGAGACATTGATACATACAACGATAGTCAAGAACGCCTACGTCACTACTTTAAACAAGGTAAGCGTAAGAAGCCAGCATGGTACGGTTTCGAGGGTAACCATGAAGCACGTATCGGCACAGCTATATCGTATGACCCAAGGTTAGAAGGAACTAAGTATGGCATATCTTTCAAACATCTCAACACTAATAAGTGGTTTGATGAGTATCATAAGTACGAGTTTGGTGCTCCTAAGGTACACAATTACGATGGTGTGGACTACGCTCACTTCGTTGGTGCTGGTAACTTTGGTCGTGCCATTAGCGGTACTCATCATGCTTACGGTCTTATTCAGAACAGGTATAGGTCTTGTACTGTTGGTCACTCCCACAAGCGTGATATGTACTTTAAGGATGGCGTGGGTCCACGGGGTGCTATCGGCTTGGTCGCAGGGTGTTATAAAGGAGCTAAGGAAACATGGGCTGGACAAGCTAATATGGAGTGGTGGCACGGGGTGATAGTTAAACGACAGATTGAAGATGGCTACTACGAGCCTGAGTTCATAGGACTCGATACACTTCGTAAGGAGTATGGTGATGGAGTTTGAGATAATACTAAACGTAACCGTAGATGAGTCTACGTTCTATTGGGATTGTGATCCTTCAGAACGTACAGCAGTTGTAGAGGAGATGATACGCAACGCTATTTGGGACATGGACGACAGTAAGTTAATTAATATAGAGGTATCAGAGATATGACTAAGAAGATTAAAGAAGTAACAACACTAGATGAATACTCAGACTTTGTAGAGAGCAAGATAATCACTGAGGGTGATGTACGACTAATTGAGAACGTACTAGGTCTAGTAGGCGAGTCAGGAGAAGTAGCTGAGAAGCTTAAGAAGATGATACGTGACAAACAGCAAGTCAAGGTAGAGGATATGATGAAGGAGTTAGGTGACTGCCTATTCTATATCCAAGCCATCTGTAACTTCCTCAACGTACACATAGGCGCTGTCTTACAGATGAATGTAGATAAACTTAATGGACGAGAAGAACGTGGCACCTTGCAAGGAAATGGAGATGATCGGTAATGAGTAGAGTTTGTAAATACCTGTGGCGTGTAACTAATTACTTAGTGACAAGATCCGAGCATAGGAAGACTATTAAGATACTAAACCAGATGTCAGATGCTGAACTAAATGACATAGGCATTAGTAGATGTGACATCAATCGAATGATCTGGTTAG